GCAGCACCGGCACACCCACTTCCAATCGAATGGTATATCCAGCCACCAGGTCTCCATGGGCATCGTAGAAAGGCAAGGCATCGTCATTGACCTGGAAATTCACGCGACTATCCCTGTAGACATATTGCAATGAAGCAATGATATCTTCAAGAATCTGCAATGTATCCGACAGCACTTCCATCTGATTGGAAGAATCTTCGAATTGCCTGTCCATTACAGAGATGACGAAAGAGAATGTCTTCTCCTTGTCATTGGCAGCCTGGTCGAAGAGCATGGTAGTCGTGTCCGGAATGCAATACAGCATGGGATAATTGTCCATGCCGCCATCGGCCACGATGTCATATTCCGGACCAAATGCCACCGACCGGATCATCCGGTGATTTTCACCGGCTCTTCGTATTGCTGCTATTATCTGATTGAGAGTCATTAAGGAATTGTCTCAGCTTGGCCTCATTTTTTGCGCGGAAAGTAATCTTTCGCAAAGTAGAAGCCGAGGGTCTGTCCGTCTTTATTTGGTTTGTCGATTGCATCTGCGTCAGGGTTTTGCCACTTTGGATATAACTCAGGGAAAGTGCAGAGATACTTGTTCATGCGCTCGATGAAATGGTCTCTTTTCTGCGCGTATCGCTGCTCAATCTTCACCATCTCATCCATGCTGATGGAAGTCATATTCTCGCCATCGCGTTTCAAGATGGATTTATTCATGAATTTATAGGTCAGCGGAAGGATGGCTTCATACAACACCGAATACTTCAGCACCGGCTTGATATAGTCATTGAGCAGTGTAGTGTTATTCGCGCTCAGAGAGCTTGGAAACTGCGAGTATATCTCATCATAAAGATCGCTTCCGATTGTGTCTCTGAGAGTCACTTCCTGCGCTTCCTGAAGAGACATCTGGATGAGCTTGGGATCAAGATTGTCCTGGATAGGTGTGTTTTCCTTGATGTAAACTGTGTCTATGAAATACTTGAAACTCATCGCACTGTCCTCCTGTATAATTTACTTTCCCAAATATGTCGGCACTGTGGAACATGGGTAGATGTTCCCTTGATTGTGCGCCATCCTCCGCGTCTCTTCCACACATCATAGCCTAACTCCCTGCTCATTGCATCGATTTCTTCCCTGCTGTAGAGTTTGTTCTGATCTTCAATCATAAACCGGCAGAACTCACGCGATGTATCCAATAGCACCGGCCCTGATACTTCCGGGTCTTTGCCGTATTTATAGAGGACGAAGATCTCTGTTTCCAAACCTCCTGATTCCACGATTGACCGCTCACCGGAATCTGTTATCTTGATTTCACTTGCATTCCATTCAATCAGACCGGAAGATTGCATCTGCTTCAATACCTTGGCTGCTGTGGTAGTGCTGATCTTGGCAGCCTTCGCCATCTCATCCAGAGTAGCCTTTGGATTGTCTCTGATGACGGCCACCAATCGCATCTCAGGATTGGTCAGCTCTGCGAATGTCTCAGGCAATTCTTCGAACTCATCAGCATTCTTGCCATACTTGGCAAAGACTGCCTTGTCTTTTTCGTCATCCCAGCCGAATGGGTTATCTGCTGACATGGTGGTAGGAGAAGAAAGAACATCTCCACCAGGCAGAGCAGGAAGACCGGCAAGAGAGCGAATCTCATTGACGGTCAATTTATTGATCACATTCTGAGCGACCACCGGAGTCAGTGAATTGATGGCATCTGCCAATTGCTGTGCCGCTCCGAGATCTACAGCGTTTTCCGCAGGCAGACCAAGGTTCTCGCGCACTTCTTCGCGGCTGATAACAGCGGATTTAAACAGTTCAACCGCGTCATCGCCTGCCGGTTCAGCAGGGACAGTCACCAGAGTGCCGGTATTGCCCATGGCCTGGAACATCATCGTAAACATCCTGTCCATCTGCTCACGTTTATGAGCGACATAAGACCGGTCAAAGACCTCATACGCCTGCTTTAATTCATTCCGGCCACCCAATGCACCTTCCACCCTTACACCAAAGAGCATAGGGGAAGTGACTCTGTGGGCATAGAAGATATTGTCGCGCACTGTTTCCGACAGCTGAAGGTATTGCTTATCAAAGTCACCAGGCATCAGGTCTACCACCTGGAGCGGGTCTTCCCCTTTCTCCATCCACGAGATGAGAACGCCATTGGCATTCTCTGTGCCGGTCGTGTTGGCCTTGAATTTACGGTCGAATTCTGCCTTGATATCCTCTGTCGGCTCTCCCTTGAATATCTGAATGATCTTGCCAAGGCTAAATCCATTGGCTATGTTATTGTAGTGGAAGTCGGAGATCTTGGTATCGATTTCAATGTATGTCCTGGCAGGATACCAATCAGGAAGGGGATAGACTCCTTCACCGGCCCGATACTGTTTGAACCACAGCACCTGAGTGCCACCTGGCTTCTCAGGATTAAAGGCAGGAAACTCCAATCTGTCGGCCTTCTTATCAGACCAATCTTGGCTGAACCATACCTTAGATGCATCCGCATTCACGCGGCACTTGTCGAAGGGAAGGTGATACCATCCGATTACTCGTGTGCCAGGTACATTCCAGATGGCCTGCATGGCATAGCCACCGAAATTCTCAAGATCCACAGCGCACTTGTATTTTACATCTTGCCAAGACTCATAAGGATTGGCATTCTTCAGCGATTGCTTCGCGCCCACCTGTTCAGACAGTGTGCCTTCCGTGATCACATCGGTATCTTTGCCTGCAATGAAATGCGCCTTCTGAGTGACAATTGCATTGTGCAGGGATGAACTGTTGTAAAGATTGAGGATGACATTCGGGAAGTCATTCTTCTTCCCATAGGTATACCATTCTTGGCCCTTTGCCTCCTTGAATTCCGGTGGTGGTGCGACCGCGAAATTGATGCGCTGTAGATCGATCTTCATTTTATCTTAACTATGCCTGTTTCTGCCACCTGATTGGCAAGTGATGGATTGGTGTTATTGCTGCTGCTCTGAGCATAGATGGTATATTCATACTCTCCCTTCTCCCAATTGCCTGATGTGGCTGTTGTGATGACAAATTCATTGTACCTGGTCGGGAAGGAACTGATATCTGTCACCAATACATTGTAGGTTATTGACCGGTCTTCCCTATTGTTCAGAGAGAGCAGGAAATAGTACGGAGGAGATAGTGTGACCTTCTCTGTGGCCGTGACCAATAGTGTGCTGCTCGCTGTAGTATCGATGATTTGCATCTATCTATAATGTATCATCGGCCATTTTGTTCGAACTTTGCATTATGCGAATGCCGAAATCTTGGAATCAAGTCACACTATCGCAGCTATACGAACTTGACCTCTTGCGACAGCGCACCGATCTGGATGCGGAAGAGCAGATGAACCAGGTTCTGTCGGTTCTCTCCGGCACATCGATTGAAGACATCGAATGCATTCCACACAATGAGCGCATTGCTATTTACAGGAAGATGGATTGGCTTGGGCAATACCCCGACAAGAAGCCCAAGAAGCGCAGATTCAAGATTGGCAGCAAGACGTATCGCATTGTAGACAATCCGGCCAATATCTCAGCCGGAGAATATGCCACCTTGCAAGTGATTGCCTCGGATGGCAATTTTATTAAACACATCAATCAGATTCTTGCCTGTCTCCTGGTGGAGCAGAAGAGACATTGGTTCGGATGGCGAGATGTCCGGTATGATAAGTCACGCAGTTCTGAAGAATTTCACCGTAAGTCACGAATTATCATGCAGGAATTGTCGGTGGGTCAGGCATATCCTTACGCGCTTTTTTTTTCTCTTCTCTTGCCGGAATTATTGCAAGCTTTCCAAACCTATTCCCTCAAGATGATGGAGGATCTGAGGAAGGAAGCAGTGATTGGTTAGGAATGTTCTATCGCATGGCCGGAAAAGACCTCACAAAGATGGATGCAATAATGGCCATGCCGCTCATGGAATTCTTCAATTACGCTGCCATGCTCAAGACCATGGAGAAAGAGCAGATGGACAGGCTGAATAAGGCTTCGAAACTTGGATTCCACAATTACATTACCGCTCTTGCCGCTGAGATGCTATGAAAATAAACTACAAGAGACAACCCCTTGCGCCCTATCAAAAAGCCATCCTTGATTCTACGGCCCGATATACCATCACGGCTGCAAGCACCAAGGCAGGGAAGACAGCCTCACACATCATCTGGCTCTTTGAGATGGCCTTGCAAGGGAAGAAAGGACAGTCATTCTGGTGGGTAGCTCCGGTATATGGTCAGGCAGAGATAGCATTCCGGAGATTCAAACAACAATGCTCACACCGGCTCTTTGATGCAAACGAATCCAAGTTGAGACTGACTCTCCCCACCGGTGCGATGATTGAATTTAAGAGTGCTGAGAAGCCCGACAATCTCTATGGAGACGATGTCTATGCAGCTGTATTCGATGAATTCACCAGAGCGAGAGAAGAAGCCTGGTTCGCTCTCCGGTCCACCCTTACCAAGACCAGAGCGAAATGCAAACTCATTGGCAACGTAAAGGGAAAGAAGAATTGGGGATATAGATTGGCCGAGAGAGCGAGACAAGGGGAAGATGGCTATGAATTTCACAAGATTACCGCTTGGGATGCTGTCGCTGCCGGTATCCTTGAACGCGAAGAAGTAGAGCAGGCAGAGCGAGACCTTCCGGCCCATGTGTTCAAAGAGCTGTACCTTGCCGAACCGGCTGATGATGATTCCAATCCATTCGGCCTGGAGCATATCAATGGCTGCATTGAACCATTGGCAGCAGGGCCGGTGGAATACTATGGTGTGGATTTGGCAAAGAAGAAAGATTGGACGGTCATCATCGGCCTGAATGCACAGCGGAAGGTTTGCTACTTTGACCGCTTTCAAAGAGATTGGAGAGCGACTAAGGAGG